GCCGGATATGTCCGACAACGCCAATAAGATGGGTACGGATATGTCCTCCATTCAGAATGCCTACCAGGGTTTTGCCAAGCAGAACTATACGATGCTCGACAACCTCAAGCTGGGCTACGGCGGCACAAAGCAGGAAATGGAGCGACTGCTCGCCGATGCGGAGAAGATATCCGGCGTCAAGTACGACATATCCTCCTACGCAGATGTGGTGGAAGCCATCCATGTCATGCAGGAGAGCATGGATATTGCGGGTACGACTGCCAAGGAAGCCGAAGCCACCATTTCCGGCTCTGTCAATGCACTGAAATCCGCCGTGTCGAACCTCATTGTAGGCTTTGGTGATGCGGACGCTGACATGGAGCTGCTGTGCAACAACATGGTGGATGCCTTCAAGACCGTGGTGGCGAACATCACCCCGGTTATTGAGAACATCGTGGCGGCTCTGCCCACGGCGCTGGATGCCCTGCTGACGGCTGTGGGCGAACTGCTGCCCACACTGCTGGAAGCGGTCACCGAGTTGTTCTCACAGGTGTTGGAAACGCTTCTGTCCCTGCTTCCGCAGCTTATCCCGGCGGCGGTGTCCGCACTCATGACCATCGTGAACACGCTGATTGAGAATCTGCCCCTGCTCATTGAGGCGGCGGTTCAGCTGGTATCAACTCTTGTGACCGGCATTGCGGATGCACTGCCCACGCTCATTCCGGCAGCGGTGCAGGCTATCGTCACCATCGTACAAGGACTGGTGGACAGCCTGCCGATGCTCCTTGACGCAGCCTTACAACTTATCACGGGACTGGCGCAAGGACTTCTGGACGCAATCCCCGTGTTGATCGCCGCTCTGCCGGAGATCATCAACGGTATCATTACCTTCTTACTGGATTCGATTCCTCAGATCATCGAAACAGGCATTCAGCTTCTGACCTCGCTTGTTGCCGCATTGCCGGATATCATTATGGCAATCGTGGAAGCCATTCCGAAAATCATTGACGGTATTATCAACGCGGTGCTAAATGCGATACCGCTCATTATTCAGGCAGGCATCGACCTGCTGATTTCGCTGATACAGGCTTTGCCGCAGATCATCACGACTATCGTGCAGGCGATTCCGCAAATTATCTCCGGCATTGTCAATGCCTTGATTGGAAACATCGATAAAATCATCATGGCGGGCGTGCAGTTGTTCGTTGCGCTGATTGAAAATCTGCCCACCATTATCGTGGAGATCGTCAAGGCCGTGCCGCAGATTATTGCGGGCATCGTGAAAGCCTTCGGCTCTCTGATGTATAAGATCGTAGAAATCGGCGGCAACATCGTCAAGGGACTGTGGAGCGGTATTACCCAGCTTGCCTCGTGGCTGTGGGATAAGGTGTCCGGGTGGATCTCCTCCATCTGGGACGGCATCTGCGATTTCTTCGGTATCCACTCGCCCTCGAAGGAGATGGCATGGGTCGGTGAAATGCTGGTCAAGGGCCTTGCAGGCTCCATTGACGACAACGGCGATGAAGCGGTCAAAGCCGCCGAAGGTATGGCCGAGGACATCAACGGCGTCATGGGTGACCTTGCCCATGATATGCAGACGGCTCTGCCCACCGACTTTGACGTGAACGGCTCGATTCGCTCCGCCGTGGACGGCGTGGTCGGCAAGGCGGCGTCCGCTTTCACCATCGCCCTGAACATTACGAATTTCAACAATTACAGCAGCGAGGATATCCGTCAACTCACCAACGAAGTCATGGAAACGGCGAATCAGTTCGCCCAGCGGAAAGGAGTGGTATTCGCATGAGCTATTTTACCTACAACGGCCGCAGTTCCGCTGAGTTCGGTCTGCATATCGAGAAAAAGGATGTGTTCTCAGCACCGGAGTATGATGCGGAGTTCATCTCCATTCCCGGTCGGAGCGGCGACATCATCAATCCCAACCGCCGCTTTGCCAACATCAAGGTGACCTACACAGTGTTCCTCGCTCGGAAGAATATAGCCGCACTTGCCGCTGTCCTGCGGGACATTAAGGGCTGGCTTTATTCCGAGCCGGACAGATACCACGAAATCACCGACTCTTACGATGCGGAGTATTTCCGCTACGGTGTCATCTCCGGCAATCTGGACATTGAGGAGCAGCTAAACAAGGTCGGCAGCTTTACCGTGACCTTCAACTGCAAGCCTTATAAGTACAGCCTTGCGGGACAGGAAACGGTGTCGGCTGACAGTTCTGAACTGACGATTGCAAATCCGACTGCCTTTGAGAGCCGACCGTATATCAAGCTCTATGGCAACGGGACGGTGGTAATAATGATACAGCCCCAAGGCTGTGGCATGATGATTTCCAATCTGGATGAGTACATCGAGATCGACAGTGAATTGATGAACTGCTTCAAAGACACCATCCTCAAAAACGATAAGGTTAAGGGTACGGAGTTTCCCGTTCTCAAGCCGGGTGTTTGCACCATCAACTGTACCGGCGATGTAACGAGGATTGAGGTCATTCCAAGGTGGTGCTGTCTATGATCCCTGTACTTTACCCCGCAAGCGCTACAGATTTCAGTTCATTCGGCCTTGGTGTGCTGACGGACACCATTTCCTGCGAAGTCACAGAGGATCGAAACGGTGTGTTCGAGTGCCTGCTCAAATACCCGGTCAGCGGTCAGCACTATGGGCTTATCACCAAGGAGTGCATTATCAAGGCAAAACCCAATGACACCGCCGCCGACCAGGCATTCCGTATTTACCGCATCACGAAGCCATTGAACGGCATCGTCACCATCTACGGTCAGCACATCTCCTATGACCTTGCCAATGTGCCGGTGATGCCGTTCAGTACCGATAGCCGCTCTCCGCAGCTTATCCTCTCGCAGCTTCTTGCAGGAGATACACGCTTTACCGGCTGGACGGACTACTCGGATGTGAAAGCATTCTCCGTCAAGCAGCCGAAAAGCGTCCGTGCCTGTCTCGGCGGCACGGAAGGCTCTATGCTCTCTCAATGGCACGGCGAATTTGAGTGGGACAACTTTACGGTGAAGCTCCATTCCCATCGCGGACAGAAAACAGGCGTGGTCATCGAATACGGTAAGAACCTCACCGCTTTGGAGCAGGACGAGGACAGCAGCAGTGTGTACACCGCACTGCTCCCGTATGCCGTGTACACCCCGGAAGGCTCGGACGCCGAAACGGTAGTCACACTGCCGGAGGTAACGCTTCCCATTGTGACCTCGGAGATCGCCCGGGCAAAAACGCTCATCATGGATTTCTCCGACCAGTTTGACGGAGATGTGACCGAGGAAGCCCTCAGAGCAAAAGCAAACAGTTACATCAAGGTAAATCCGCTGGGAGCGACTATCCCCACGGTGAAGGTATCCTTCGAGCCGCTTTGGAAACAGCCGGGGTATTCGGCACTCCTGGAGCGGGTCAACCTCTGCGATACCGTCACCATCCGGCACTCGGCTCTCGGTGTCAGCGCGTCAGCTATGGTCATTGAGACCGTGTACGACACCCTCGCTGAGCGGTATAAGAGCATTTCCCTCGGTCAGAGCAAGTCCAGTATGATTACCACCATCTCCGAGGTGCAGTCCACGGTCGACAAGGTGGAATCCACGGTGGGACGCTTTCCGAAGCTGCTCCAAACCGCCATCGGCAAAGCCACCGGGCTTATCACCGGTCAGAGCGGCGGCTATGTGGTCATCCACACCGGCGAAGAGAACGGACAACCCTATGAACTTCTCATTCTGGACGCTCCATCTATTGACGAAGCCGTGAATGTCTGGCGGTGGAATGTAGGCGGTCTGGGCTTTTCCCATAACGGCTACAACGGTCCCTATGAAACTGCCATCACGGCAGACGGTCAGATCGTAGCGGACTTCATCACCTCCGGCTCCTTGGTGGCGAACATCATCAAGGCTGGTGTCATTCAGTCACAGGATGGCTCGTCCTGGTGGGACTTGGAGAGCGGCGAAGTCGTGCTTCGTGCCTACGCCACCAGCAAGGAGGTCACCGAGGTCAGCGACCGCATTACTACCATCGAGGAGCAGAAAATGCTCCGGCTCGTCATCATCTCGTCCAACGGGAACATCTTCAAGAACGGCAATGTAAAAACGCTGCTTTCCGCCAAGGTGTACTCCTGGGACGAGGACATCACCGACACGCTGGATGCCAACCAGTTTGTCTGGACAAGGGTGTCTGAGGATACGGAAGCGGACAAGGTCTGGAACGAGCAGCATTTCGGCGGCGCAAAGTCCGTGGTCATCACCGGTGCGGATGTCAAAGTCCGCGCCACTTTTTATTGTGACCTCATCGACACCACGACCAGGCAAAGCCTGTTATAACGGAGGAATTTACTATGGCAACCGCAGAACCCACAACAGAAGCCGGCACAGTGTCCGGTTCAGATACAACAACTTCAAAGGAGGCTTCTCACATGAGCAAAGCACAAGGCCAGTTTACCATCATCGACTACAATGACGCACTGACGCTGACGGGGTACATCGGCTCAAACCTCGCCAAGACTCAGATGTATAACCCCGACAACGGCAGTTATACCCCGGACTGGAAAACGAAGAACCTCGTTCTGACGCCCAGCCTGTATGTCATCGGCACCACCGCCGACCAGATCACCACCGCCAATGTCACCTCGGTCAAGTGGTATGTGGGCGACAACAACACCGCCATTACCGCAGGTACGAACTACGGACTGAGTGGTGCCAAGAGCCACATCCTCACGGTCAAGGCCAATGTCATGGCGGAGCTGCCCGGCATCGACTACCGCTGTGTCATCACCTACAAGGACGAAAGCACCGGCCTGTCGCTGACCCATCCGCTGACCATTTCCTTCTCCCGTGTGGTCAACGGCTCCGGCATCGTTGACCTGCTGGTCACCACGCCCAACGGAAATGTGTTCAAGAACGAGGAGGTCGCCAGTCTGACCGCCAAGGCCGAGCTGTGGCGCGGCTCTACGGTAGACACCACCAAGGTCAGCTACAAGTGGGCGGTCATGGACGCTTCCGTCACCGCTACTTCTTCCACCGGCTATGATGCAGACTTCGGCATCGGCTGGCGCAAGCTCTCGGATACCGCCGACAAATACTCCGGAACGGCCACCAATACCCTCACGGTCTACGCCGCAGCGGTGGACAGCTACGCCGTGTTCAAGTGCTGTGCCCAGGACACGGATTCCGCATCGGCTTCTTATAACACGAAGTTTTTCGATGTGGCGACCTTCATCGACAACTCCGACCCGTTGCAGATCATCGTCACCTCCACGGGCGGCGATGTGTTCAAGAACGGCCAGGGTACGACCGTGCTGACCGCCGTCTGCTACCAGGCGGGCTCCGAGGTGGATGCGGCCGGAAACGGCAGTTACACCTGGACGAAGTACAACAAAGACGGTGTTGTCGATACCTCTTGGGGTACCAACGGCAGCAAGACCGGCAAGACCCTGTCGGTGTCCAGCGCCGATGTGGATACCAAGGCAACCTTTATGGTTGTTGTGGCACTTTAAGGAGGTGGTGAGATGATCGCATCGGCACAGTTCACGATTATCAGTCTCTGCGATGTGGTCACCTCGGACACGCCGCCGGAGAAACCCTATGAGGGGCAGCTCTGGGTGGACACCTCCGTGACCCCGCCGGAGACGAAGATATGGGACGGAAACGAATGGGTGGTGCAGAACGACATTGAAACAATCCGCACCACCATTTCCATTCTGACCGAGAAGGACGCACAGTTCCAGCAGACCATTGACGGGCTGAACAGCTATGTGGCGACCCTCACTGAAACGATGGAAACGGTCTCCAACGACCAGGGCGTCCTGGAGGAACGGGTACTGAATTCCGAGAGTAGGGTTTCGGAACTGGAACACACGGTGGACGGGCTGACCGTATCCATGCAGGAGCAATACATCGGTGGCATCAACTATGTGCAGAATTCATCCGGATTGAACGGTGTCACGGACGATTGGAGCTACTCCGGCACGGTGAAAACGGATGCCTCCACGGACACCCAGAACAACACCATTTCCGACTCCTGCTTTGTGCTGGGCGCATACTCCTCGCTGTCGCAGTACATCCGAGGGGTAGTACCCGGCACTTATACGATCTCTGTCCGGGCAAAGAAAACCTCGACCATGTCCGGGTATTTCTATGTGACCTACAACGGGAACAAAACCAAGTACCTGTTCAATAAGTCCACGGCGTTTGACTGGACGGATTACTCCGTAACGCTCACGGATGTGACCGACCCCACGTTGCGTATTTACTGCTACTGTCGGGATGCGTCCATTTATCTCGCCGACATCATGATTTCCGAAGGAGCGATTCCCCGAAAGTGGACGCCTGCTCCCAACGAGATCTACACTCAGGAGGTCAAGATCGACAAGCGGGGCATCGAGGTATCCAACAGCGCATCGTCCCAGCGGACGGTCATCACGAACACGGAGTTCGCCGGTTACTACAACGATGAGGTGATTTTCACCCTGAACAAGGACGAAACGCAAACCAAGAAAACCACGGTGGACGGCGAACTGACCGTGGGTAAAACGAAGTTTGTCCCGATGCCGACGGCGTCCGAAGGGCTGAACATCGTCATTCTGGATTAAGGAGGGAAAACTATGGCAACTTGGAAAAGCGCGGCATACGATGGGCGCTATCTTCAACTGGACATTTCAGAAAGCGTGAATGTGGGCGGTAACAGCTCGACACTTTCCTGGACGCTGACCTCTACCGGTGGCGCATCCACTTACTACACCATTGACACGACCACTGTAACGATCAATGGTACGACCGTATACTCAAAGGGCCGTACCTATTGGGATGACCGTGTTTTCCAGGCAAAGAAAGGTTCTGTCAGCGGCACGATTACTGTAGCTCATGACAGTAACGGCAGCAAAACCATAACGGTCGGCTTTTCTACCCGTGTGTATATCTTCGGCCCACAGGAATACGGCGGCAACATGACGCTGACCACCATCGACCGCTCTGCGCCCACAGTTACATTCAGCACCTCGAATGTCACGGCAAACGGGTTCAAAATCTCCGCTACATCCTCTGCCACGGCGGACATCTGGCAGTACAGCACAAACGGTGGTTCAAACTGGACGCAGTTCTCGACGACGGCATCCACCAGTGCCAGCGTAACACTGTCCTCGCTCTCACCGAACACCAGCTATACGGTGAAAGTCAGAGCAAGGCGGCAATACAACCACGTCTACGGCACTTCCGGCAGTTCCACGGTCAAGACGCTTGGCGGTGCTGTGGTGAATAGTGTCAACACGGTGACGGCGGACAATGCCACGGTTTCCATTACCATCAATGTGACCGTGTACGAAGCCTCCTACACCAATACGCTGGTGCTCAAAAACGGCAGCGCGACCATCCTGACTATTTCCGGGCTTTCCTGGTCGAAGGGCACTGCGAACCGCACAGTCACGCTGACATCGGCGCAGAGGACAACACTGCTGAACGCTATGGCGTCCATCAAGTCCTTTATAGGTACCTTTGCGGTTTCGTCTTACAGCGGGTCTACGCAGATCGGCAGCACCTCAAGCAAGACCGCCACGGTACTGACCACGGCAACCAATTCTGCTCCAACCATAAGCGGATTCACTTATGCCGACAGCTACACGACCACAAAGAACCTCACGGGCAACGATCAGCTGTTCGTACAGGACTACTCAACCCTCAAGGTCACCCCCGGAACGGCGACTGCAAAGAACGGAGCGTCCATTTCCAACTATACCGCTTCCTGCAACGGTTTATCCGCATCCAATTCAACTGGGTCTGCTATCACAGTCGGAAAGATCGCCAAGTCCGGCAGTGTGACGGTCACGCTCTCGGTCACGGACTCCCGCGGCTACACCGCCGAAACTTCACAGACGGTGACGGTCATTCCGTACACCAAGCCGAAAATATCCTCGATAACGCTCCGGCGAACCAACGATATCGAAGCGGAAATG